CATAAAATGCTGAGAAGTGATGATTGCTTGGTTAGGAATACGTCCGTTGAAATCAACTGGAGCTTTTTTCCCTTCAAAACCGTACTTATATTTCAAAGCAAATGTTGGGCTAGACAATACATATAGGAAATTGTCTGCTGTTGAACCATCAGCACTGCCAGGCGAAAAATCATCGACATACCAATCGATGTTTCGGAATTTACAGCCCGAAAATCCAGCTTTCAAATCGTCTTCACGTGCGAAACGTTGCTGAGACTGTTGAGAAGCTAAAAACTTGTCTTGAACGAATGAATTAGAAATCATTACGTCTGGAGCGTATGAACCAACTGCATCACCTGCACCTTGTCCACGTGCAATCAAAGTTCCAACAAGAGTATTCAAGTTAGCAAAATTAATTGTGTTAGTGGTTGAATCAATTTCTGTTAACCAAGTGGTTGAATCAGCTAAATCAGTGTTAGTAATACCACCGTAAGCCGTTCCAGAAGCAGCCATAACGTCACCAAGTCCGTTAATTGCTTTTCCGTTAGAATCTGAACCGTTACCATGTAATGCTTGTGCATAGGTACGCTTTGCAGTTCCAGCAGCTAAATTAACCTTTTCAACTAAAAGTGATTTGATTGCGTTAGCTGTATCACCAGTTCTAGTAATATCATCAAGAGTGATAGATACGTTGTAGTTTTGATATTTGAAATCAAATTCTGCAAAACTTAATTGTTGGGAAGCTGATAAATCCAATACATCGAACTTACCGTCGATGAAACCATCAGCTGCGTTTTCTGCAATTTGTACAGGTTGCTGAATTTTTGAACCACCTGAAACATATTCCAAATTTGGTTTTTTTGACATCATGCTACCAAAAGCTGAAGATGTCAAAAATTGATCGGGCATAATCTTATCAAAAGCATTATGTGCGACCGCTTGTACTTCGTTTAGCTGTGCTGCTGTTAAAGCCATTTTTTATTCTCCTTTTTTAATCCGGTAGAATAGAATCAAGTTGAGCCTTAAAATCATCGATGCTCTTTGGAGGATTTGCCCCCACTGGAACTTTATTACTACCAGTAACCACACTCGGCGCTGCTTGTGCTTTGCTTAGTGCTTGTTCTGCTGCTTGTGTTCCATGCTTTGCCATCACTTGCTCAAACGCTTGGGCTTTAAATGCATCAAACCATAAATGTTTAGGGATTTGCGCTTCATTCATAAAGTTAGCGAATTGCTCTTTATCATAATTAATGACATATTGCTCGGCTAACTTATCAATTTTGTTAAAAGCCTCTTTTTGCTGTTGATTTTCGTAATGTGACAACGCTTGATTTTCAATCTGTTCTTTCCAAGATAACAAGTCGTTTAATCTGTCATCCTGAATATTAGTTTGTGGCTGCGCTTGTTCTTGTTCACCGTTACTATATTTGTTAATAACGCCTAAAAGCTCATTTCCGATTTGTTCATGATTAAACAATTCTTCAATCTGCGTATAGTCGTCTTTGTATCTTTGGAGTTCTTCAACTTGAGATTTATAATCATTAATCTGTTTATCAAAGTCACCTTGTCTTTTCTCATGATAACGTAATGATTCATACATTTTGTTTGGGTCTTTGCCCCAGTGTGTTTCAAAACGTTTATCCCCTTCCCATGAATTTATAGACTCGCTTTCAACTTGTCCATTGTCATTGCTTGAAGTGTCCACATTATCGCCTTGCCCAAAAGTAACTTGGGTGGCTTCTGGTTGGACTTGCTCCGTTGCAACATCAGCTTGGATGTCTTCTGCCATCGGTTTTTTCCTCCTAAAATATTTTTAAGATAGTATTTTATCGAGTTCAAAAAATGGGTCTGTCTTCATAGCACTATCCGGGTCGTTTTCTGGTAATTGCTTACCCGTTATTCGAACAATACAAGAATCAAGAGCCATAATTGCCTCTTTACTACTACCTTTAGCTATTGCGTCTTTGGCTTCCTCTAGTTTTGAAACCAATGACATCGGCGTATATCCGCCAAAATCTTCAAGAGTATATTGTAATTTAGACTCTTTTTCAGTCTTCTTATCTTCTTTATACTCTTTTTTATCTTCTTTATAATCGTCTTTTTCAGGCTTTGCCCCACCAAAAACAATCATAATACCCTCTTTTTTATCTTTAGGCATCTGTAGGCCCCTCAAGAATCTCAATTAATTGATCTTTCTTTAATCCGTTATAATCACGATCGGGAAATGCAGTCTTAACCAATGCAATCAATTCATCTTTTTTTAATTTAGTTAAATCAAGAATAGATTTATCAACAACCTCTTTTGTAACTGTTTCAGCTACTTCTTCTTTAACTGTTTCAGTCTTTTCAATTTCAATTTTATATTCTTCAAAAAGTTCACAAACCAAACTTTGTGGCATTATAATCGTAGCTTGATCGAATTTAATTTTGTAATGGGTTTCTTGATATCCCATTTGGCCAGCAGGTAATATGCCATCACAATAAAAGCTTAAATCAATATCTTTTTTTAGCTGTATGGCTTGTCCATATCTTAATTCCATACTCAAATCATATATTCCGAATTTACAAAATGCATTTACTTTTTTTTAACAAAATGTGAAATAAAATTAACGAAATGTTTAAAAAAAGATAATGAACATATAAAATTCTGATTGTATTATATGTTCATGGATAACCCTTTCATTAAATACCTGAATAATTTATTGTCTCAGGCAAAAGCAGGGCATAACACCAAACAATTAAAAAAATATAAACGTTATTATGAAGGTTCGTTTGAGCCTATTACTGGCGTTGATCGTGATGGTAATACCACCCTTGGTAGTGCTGGGCAGGGTAATGCATATTATAACGTTATAAAGCCAATTGTTGAGACTAAAGCAACTACCGCTTTGGATGCAATGATTACTACTAACGTTAAACCTGCTAATCTATCACACCAGACTTTTGATAATCTAAAGCAATTAGAATCTATCGCTGATATTTTGAATGATTGTTGGGAAAACATTAAAAGAAATACGGAATTACCGAACATCTCACAGAAAGTCATTCGTGATGGTTCAATCTATGGTGTAGGGATTGCCAAAGTTATATGGAACCAATCAATTAATAATGGGTTAGGGGATATAAGAATAGAGCGTGTAAGCCCTTTAGACTTCTACCCTGAACCAACAGCAACAAACATTGAAAACTGTAACTATATATTTGTTAAACGTGTTATTAGTCGTTTTGATTTAATAAACCAATACAAAAATAAACCTGACATTCTAAAAAAGATTGATAAATTAAGCTCACCATCAGCAACCATCGACATGGGAGAGCCTACAAACAAGGTTGTTGCTGGGAAGGTAACTGCTGAAGGTGTAACTACCGGTAGTGAAATGTATCTAAATCAAGGTAGTTTAAAACCTTCTGGAACTGAACATAATATCGAACTTTGGGAATGTTACTTAAAAGATGATACCGTTTTAGTTCCTTTGGATGATGAATCAGAGCAAGACAAGGAAATGAAAACCGAAGAAAGGTTTAAATACCCTAATGGACGTTTAATCATTTTTAGTGGTGAAGAAATATTGGAAGATCGTCCAATCGATTACCCTTTTGGTTTCCCATTTGCTACCTACTCACCAACACAAAGTGATTCTCTAATGGGGCAAGGCGATGTTGAGGATTTAATGCAAATACAGGCACGTCTAACCAATGCCTACGCTAAACTTCAAGAGTTAATTATAAAATATAAATCAATGTTAATTGTTCCCGAAAACTACCGCAGACAGTTTCAAGGTAATTTTGATATTATCGGAAGCCAACCGGGTGATCCAATGACACAGCCAATGTTGGTTACTAACAAGCTGACTAATGATATACAAATTATGAGACAGCATATACAAGATTTGAAACAAGATGCATACAAGATTGCACGTATCAATGAGATTATGCTTTCAGGTGAACGTCCAACCGGTGTAAATAGTGGGCAAATGGTACGTGATTTAATTGAGTCGCCAATGTCATCTATTCGTGAGATGCAACGTAATTTCAAAAACTTCTTAACTGATATTAGCAATAAAGCTGTCGTATTGATACAATTATATTACAACCAACCACGAATTATACGCATGGCCAGTGGTACACAATTTGCATCAATGGAACCAAATGAGATGGGTGAAATGCAGATCAATATATATGATCGTGACATGATGACAAACGAATTAATGGCCATTGATACCATTAAATCTGATTTAACGCTTGGAGAATATGAAGTTGAAATAACCGCTGGTAGCTCATTACCACAATCACAATCGGCAATCGCTGCAACCACCATGCAATTAGCTCAACAAGGTGTATTTGGGGATATCAATAATCCTGACGTTAAAGAGTTAATACTAAAAACACTAGATTATCCAAATTACCGAGCAATTATAAACAAGATTAAAGAAGAACAAGACGAACAAGCTCAAGTGCCATTGCCTGAGCCAGACTTTAACGCATACATCAAAAACGTAAATATGAGTTTAAAAGATATCATTGAATTAATCGGTGTATTACCTATTGAGCAGCAAGTATCGGCAATCAGTACCATAACGGATAGTTTAGGTCTAACAATGCCGCAACCTGAAATCGCTGACGCTATGGTTGAGGATTCCATTGATAACTATGAAATGCCAGAAGTACCTAATTTTATAAATAGTATCGGGTGATGTTAAGTGCGGAAGAAAAGTATAAACGCTATGACAACCGTACAAATAAGAAAATGGCTGAGTATAACCGTTCCGGTGGCAGTGTCGCTCGTCCTGTTAGGGATGTTAGTAAAGCTAGTCCGGCACGTAAGCTAACACGTGGCAAATTCCTTTTACGTAAAGCAACACAAATTTTAAAACAAAGTCAACCATTAAAAGATAAACAAGGACGACCAACACCAGCAGCAATGCAATTTAAGAGATGGGATGCTCCCATACCTAGTAATTACGATTCAGTTAGACGATTAAAAGAAATCGGGCAAAACATCGTAAAACGCTATAAAAAAGATTAGTTAGGAATTGGCCTACGGATTTAAAATATCTACAAAAAACAAAGGTTGTAGGCCAAAATATGATTACTCATTTACATTCTACTACGCATTAACATATAGTATCAATTCTTTTTTACTTTTTAATAAATTAGTAATTGCATTATAGACTTTAACATCATTTTCTTTTTTAGAGATCCCAATGCATCCTCTCGTTCCCTCTTTATTGCCGTCTGGATGTATTAATAAGCCTGTGCGATCTGTTTTGAATTGTGGATTAAGTTTAGCTACCCAAGGAAATTCTCTACCTGTATAAGCCTCTGTTTTACCTTTAATCGGCTTTAATTTGTAGCAATCTTCAATTTTGTACTCACCCTTAGGCAATGCTCCATTCCCATATTTACCGCTGATACATTCCCATTGTTGGTCACCAATGCATAAGTTACCAAGTTTGGTTTTATTAAATGTATCAACAACATCAAAAATAAGATCGTATTCTAAAGGGTTCGAATTCGACTGGTTTAGATTATCATTTTCCTGACGTTGGGAAAACGTTGCATCATTGTCATTTACCGTTTTTTTTTAAGTTTATCGATTGAACCGCCAACAAATATTCTTAATACGTCTTTTAGGCCAAGTGTTGAAATAAGTATTCCAACAATACCAAACTCAAACCACCATGCTGTATCATTCAATGCTTTCCACCCTTTAGCCATTGTTGGTTGTGTAGCTGGAATAAACGTTAAAATCATAATCACAAAAAAACCTAAGATGATAAACTCATCAATGAACGATTCACGCCTATTTTTAAGTACTTGCATATCATACGTCATATCGTTGGCAGCTTGTGTTTCTTGTTGTTTAATTTTTGCCTTAAGTTTAGCAACATCCAGATCAATTTTAGCTTGTTGAATATCAAGTTTACCTTTTTCTTTAATTTTTTTTATTTGTTGGTCTCGCTTTACTGCATCTCCAACCGTTCCAACAACCGAGCCTACAAGATTACCAATTATGTTGAACATTTTTTACATTCCGTAGGCATTAATTCAATAACTTTATATAAAATGCCATTACTTAATTCATCAACTATTTTTATGACTTCCGCAATTTGTGCGATACTTAATTCTTCTTCCCCACCTTCTCGTTCACATACCATTTTATTAAATTCAGTTATTTTCATGTCGTTTTCCTTTTTTTTAGTTAATATTAATCCAGAAAGTATCAAATTCATCATGCGATTCTAACCAATCGTCTATATTATCGATTAATTCGCAAATATGCTCATTGTTGTAAATGTAGACATTAT